GCCCCACTTGGCTGAGTGGCCTAATCGGGCGTAAGGAAGAGCGAGAGGACGTGCCCGCACGGGTGGACGAAGACGAACCCCGGCACATAGGTCTCGCGACCGCGTATCTGTTGCTCCAAGCGCAACCGGCCCTGCAAGGTGACGGCGGCGACCTCACGACCTATCAGGTGGCCTGCCGGTGCCGCGACCTCGGCGTGTCCGAGAGCACGGCATACGAGCTCATGCTCGACCACTGGAACGAGCGATGTGAGCCGCCTTGGGATCCGGACGAACTGCAACGTAAGATCACCAACGCATACGCCTATGCCGAGGGCGTGCTCGGGGAGGACACTGACGCCCATCGCCTGGCGGAGGCAATCGAAGCACTGGACGTGATCATTGAAAAGCCGCACCCCGGCTGGATCAATACGATGCAGTTTATGACCACCAAACCCCCCAAGCGTGAGTGGATAATTGAGGACTGGATCCCCTACGGCTTCAGTTCACCAACCCTATTCACCGGCCAGGGCGGGACGGGGAAAAGTATTCTCTGCCTGCAACTCGCCCAGGCAGTGGCGACCGGCACCGATTGGATCGGTCTGACAGTGGGCCGCAAGATGCCAGTAGTCTGCATCCTCTGCGAGGACGGGACTGGCGAAGCACACAGGCGCTGGGAAGAGTGCCGCGAGAGTGCGAACCTCTCAGTTGAGGACATTGGTGAGGACGTACACGCATTCGTGCGTATCGGGTGCATCAACGACCTCGCGGTCCTGCGCCCGGACGGGAGCCTCAAGCCCGGCCCCTTCATGGCGGAACTGGAGCAGCACCTCGCCTATGTTGAGGGCGAGAAACTACTGATCCTCGACACCGCGGCGGACCTCTTGTGCGTAAGCGAGAACGACCGGGCCCTGGTCACGCGCTTTGTCAAACAGATCATCTGCGCGATCTGCCAGCGCCACAACGCCACCCCGATCATCATCGCGCACCCGCCCAAGTCCGGGGCGCAGTTCTCTGGGAGCACGGCCTGGGAAGCGAGCGTACGTAGCCGCCTGTTCCTGGAGCACCAGAACCAGGAACAGCACAACGACTACCGTATATTCCAGCGAGGCAAGGGGAACTACGCCAAGGCGGGCGGACGCATGATGTTACGCTACGTGAAGGGCGCCTTCGTCACTACCGACATGGAGGAACTCCATAGCTTGGTGGACGCGGCGGTCTATGAGGCGATCGAGAGTGCATACATTGCTGATGCGCCCTACAGCATTTCACCGCAGAGCCCGCGCCGTGTTACGGACGCACGCCTCATGGTCCACGATGGAACAATATCATCAGACGATATCAAAGAGGGACTGTCGCGCTTGCTGGAAGCCGGGAAGGTGGAGGATATCGCGAACCCCGATAGGCACGGGGGCTGGCGCCGGGGACTGGCGCCGGTTGCAAATTTCACATGAGCAGGTCCGGACCCTCTCCGGAAACATATCCTAACAGGTCCAAAAGGGTCTCAAAATTTAGGGTAATGAGCCAGGGGGTCCGGCTCCGGCGATGCACGACGCAAGGCACCTTGTCTTCGCCCGCATCACGCTCCGCCTGACCCAGCGCACCGTACAGATCCAGGCGCTCGACGAACTTCACCTCACAATGAAAAGGCCCGGACCCAACCACGTCGGCTGAGTCCGGGCCTCCTTTATGCTGTGCGCCTCTCGCCGCTTCAGCGAAGCCGTGACGGCGGAGGATCTTTGCTACTTCGCGCTCGCCGCGTTTGCCTTTGTTCCTTGAGAGCTTACCCATGTACGGAAACATATCATTAGCGCATGATCGCGTCAAGGACAAGACCCAATGCCAGCCCCGCGCACATCGCCCAGACGACAAAAACCGCAGTCTCATACGCCTGGCGCTCGCGCGCCCTTCGGGCTTTTTCAACCAGTAGCTTTCGGTAGGTGTCCATTATGCGCTCCTATAAACCGTGTGTGAGGAGTTCCGGCGCTTTTTTCAGTTCTGTGGGGGTCAAAAAGCCGCCCCCAGAGCGGGGGCGGCGGTGAGTGGGCTACAGCCGTACACGTTTGCCTTGCGACGCCATTAGGTGCAGGTAATCCGCTTTTGCTCTCCAAGCCCGGTGTTTGTCGTGCGTCCGCTTACTGAGCCTGGAGCCCGTAGGCCCTTGCTCACCGGCGATTTGTGCGTCTATGCTGGCGCTTATGCTTTCCGCCAGCTTAGTAGATATCTTTACAGTACAATACGGCGTGTGGAAGTTGCCGCGGGAAAACCGGAGCCCTGGACTTTCGAGGCGAACGGCTAACGCCCGCAGTTGGGCACTATTCCCGCGATAGTGTCCCTCGCCCTCACAAAAGGCTACGGTTGTTTTTTTACCGGGCGCCAGACAATCTGCCGCCGTTAGTAGGCGCTTTGCCATAGTCTGGCAAAAACTCTTTGACGGCTTTGGTATACTCCGGCTTGTTCCTGTGATTGCTTTAGGCATGGCCTCGGCCCCTTTCTCTTTTCCTACCAACCCAGAACAATGGTTCCCAGCCGTACTCAGTCGCGGCCTCTTCGGCGGTGCCGTATTCGCTGTATTCGCATCGCAACCCTACGCGGTCGAACTCCAGCGTTTCGCCGGAGTCGGCTTCGTAGTCTTCGAGGTACTCGGCCAGGGCGCGCGCCCCGGCGTAACTCCAACCTGCGTACTTGTCCCGGAATAGGCGGTCTGCAATCTCGTTTGTTGTGAGTGTCTCAACCATCGTACGTCTCCTCGTTTATCGGCCTACCTCATCAGTGCAGCGTGGCCAGTCGCTACAGACACCCCGCAGGGCGTTTCGGCGTTAGACGTTTTGGTTGGCCCACTCTAGGGCCTCCTCGATGTCGTGGGTCCATCCATGCTCCGTGAGCCCGGCCGGAGCCGAGTACAGGAGATCAAAGTGTCCCCCCGAGTTGAAAACGATAGGGGAAAGCCCGTCGTCGTCTTCGGGGCCGTAGACGGCGTGCCTCGTGGCGTTTGCCAAGGCGCTTGCCGGGAGTGCGCCGTTATCAATGGCTGTCAGTGTGTCGTGCATGGTCTCGGTCCCTTTCGTTGTTGTGTCACCGGCTGTTCCGGTCACTGGGAATTACCGTACAGGGCCTGTCGGGGAATACAACCCCAACTAGTAATCTTTTTTCATTCTTTTGTCTGTCCGGGGTCTGGATGGGATGTGTACCCCCCTTTAGGGGGGGGCACACTCCCATATTCCTACAGACTGAAGAGGGCCGCAATTTGGCTGGGAGGCGCTATGCGCGGGGGTTAGGCTCGACGAAGAAAGTTAGGCAAGCCTAACATTTGCCTGTTCGCATTATGCCTCAGCCCCAAGTGGGACATTGATGTCTCGCCTGTTTCTCAATAGTGAGAATAGCAGGCCTGAGGCTAACTACCTAACAGATGTGTGACCCTTTTGGCCCTTCGGCGCCCTAGATCGCACCAATAACACGGCCATACCGGGGGGCTGAGAGGGCCTAAGTGCCTGCCGTTCAGCACGTTAGGCCATACTATACAGAACAGATATTATGCGACGTAGCAAGGTGCCGGGGCATGATACGCCACCCCGCCAAAGGGGTAGGGGGGCATGGACCCAACCCCAAAACCTCAACAGCTTGACAAGCCCCCTCGCGGGGGCGTACAGTACGCGCAAGCGTAGGAGGTATTGAATGGCTGGTAAAAGACGGTACGTGGTGGACCTGGCCCATCGGGCCGGTATCCCCTCGGCGTTTGCGGTGACCGATAGCGCTGATCGCGTTTCGGTGCGCGGGGTTCCCGGTGTGAGCATTACTACGACTGCGGCCAAGGCGCTTCGGGTTTACGATGCGCTGGCCCAGGCCGAGGCGAATGCGGATTACGCGACCACTCCGGTTGTGGTGTGCAGGCGCAGTCACAAGCCCACCATCGCTATTCTTCGTGCGGACGAGTTGTTCAAGCTGTTAGCGGAGCGAGACTGAGATGGATGTTTGTGCTGGCGACCTGGATGCGGCTTCTCTTTTGTTCTGCCTACACATGGTGGTTGAGGCGGTTGGGCGTGATCCTGTGCGCCTTGCTGTTTTGGCGGAGTTGTTGAAGGATGGCTGTATTGCTCCGCATCGGGGCGACGTTGCCCGGTGGGCGCGGCGGTTGAGTCGTGATGAGCGCACCGTGCGTTACCATCTTGACGCGCTTGCCACAAGCCCCGTTCTTTCGAGTGTTGTGAAGCGGAGGTATCACTATGGGTCGTAAGCGGGCCTTTAAGTCTGGGCGGCTGAACATGCTCGCTAAGATTAGAGAGTATGAGACTTTGGGGAAAGCGGCTTTCTATACGCGCTATAACCGCGAGACGGTTTTGGAGCTTTTGTGGGATGCGTGTTCGTTGTTGGATGATGACCCTGCTCGGGCTTTTGCCCGGTTGTGCAAAAGGCGGGATAAGTTTCAGAAGAAGGTGTATCTGCCTTTTTTGGAAACGGGGGTTGTGCCGGAGGGTACGGTTCCATTCAGGCGTCCTACGAAGGAAGACCATGAGCGCCTGAATAAGTTTTACGAGGAGGCCGCTGAGAAGGACGCGGAGTTTTTGTGGCGCAAGGAGCGTCGTCGTGAGGCCCGGGCGAGCGGAGCGGAGGTGTTGTCGTGAGAGTACATGTTCATGGTGAGCGGTTGTGTTGCCGGGCCGCGAAGGAAATTGTCGGGATGCGGAACTGCGGGCTGGACGTTTCGGTGTCCACTGCGGTTGGTGGCGTGGTGAATGAGGAATTCCTGCCGTTCTTGGGTCCGATTGAGTTTTTGTCCGGGCGTCCGGTTGTTGGTTCGGACGTGGACATATTGCATCTTCACTGTGAGCCGTTCCCGGATGCGGATTGGCTGGATAGCCTGGACGTGCCGGTGGTCCTGGACGTTCACGATCTTGAGACCATACGCGATGGCGAGATCAAGGAGAATGAAGAGGGTACCCTGCTGGCCGCGGACGGTATACTTTTCCCCGGCCCGTCGTATCAGAAGAAGGCCGAGGAGTATTTCCCGCCACTAGGAGGGAAGCTTAGGGCTTGGCTGCCTTCTGCCGTACCGCGGGCGTGGTTTTGTTATGATCGCCCACGCAAGTATGTGGGCGGGGTGGCGTACCAGGGCGCTTTAGCGTTGCCAGGCCAGAAGGGCGCGTTCAGTTATGCGGACTACACCACCCAGGTTGCGGCGAGTGAAGAGGTGATGTACCTCTACAGTGCCGGGGTGGATGAGGATCAGCAGGCGTGGTATCAGAACCTGGGTGCGATCTATCGGCCTCGCATGAGCTACTTTGAGTTGCTGTCGGAGTTGACGCGCCATGAGTGGGGCTTGGTCGCGCCCGGTCGTCCTTGCGAACAGTGGCGGACGGCGTTGCCCAATAAGTTCTTTGACTATGCGGCGGCGGGGCTGGATATGATCATCGATGGCTGCGACGACGCGGATGGTATCCTCGGGGGCGCGAAGTATGAGGGCAAGGCCCGCGACTGCCACTTCGCTGAGATCTTCAAGCGGCACCATGCGATGGAGGACTACGTCCGCACCGCCTTGGTCCCGTTCTACGACAGGGTGCTATCGTGAGCGCGCGCAAGGGTGTCTACATGGATCTGGCCACCGATGTGGTGGCGTTGATCAAGGAGCGAGCGAAGACGCTCGGGTGCTCCCAGGCCCGGTATGTGAGTGATGCTGTCCGCAAGGAGGCTCTGGGTGAGAAGGAAAAGAAGAGGGGGCCCAAGACGGCTCTGGATGATGACAAGAACCTCGATCGGCTGTTGGACGAGGCGCTGAAGACTGCGTTCGTCGAAGATCCTGCGCTGATCAAGGAGTTGGACAAGAAGACGCTGGCTACGTTGATTGCCCAGCGTTCGCCCAAGCCGAAGCAGGAGAATGAGGAGCTTGATGCGACGTTCTTGAGTTTGACGAACGCGCTGAAGGGTTTGCCTGACGTTGAGGACGTGGACGCCGAGGTGCGGCGGACCAAAACCAAGCTGGATGCAATGAAGTTGAAGGAGAGGGCTCTTGAGTTGCAAATCGCATCGCTCCGCAAAAGCGGCACGAAAGAGCTCCGTCAAGTCTTCGCCGAGGAGAAAGAAGGGTTCCTCCGCGAAGTGAAGGAGTTCATGCTTGATCAGCGGGCGCGCGGGTTGGATTGGCACGCTTGTCTGGATGACTTCGATCCGCGGAGCCTTTTGGGATGAAGGATGAGAAGCGCGAGGCATACGAGAAGATTCTCCGCAAGCTCCAGCACTACCTGAAGCGGTGGCGTGGGGACCTGGTCGCCTACGGTGCTGAGAATGCCGGGGTGACGTTGACGCACCAGCAGGTGCAGGCGTCCCGTGAGTTTGTCGGTCAGCAGTTCCTGAGCATCCGCTCGGGTCACGGGGTGGGCAAGTCCTTCCTCTTGGCCCTGGCGACGAACTGGTACTTGGACACGCACCGTGTTCCGGGCAAGGCCTGTCGCGTTCCGTGTACTGGCGCTTCGCGTGATCAGTTGAATGACATCCTGTGGACGGCGGTGAACTCGATTCGCGATGCGAAGCCTGAGTATTTCCGGGACAGGTTTGATATCAACCAGGACAGGCTGTACTGCAAGGAGTCGCCGAAGGACTGGTTTGCTGTGTTGCGTACTGCGCGTCGTGAACAGCCGGATGCGTTGCAGGGGTTCCACGAATGCTTCTACGTGATTGACGAGGGCAGTGGTGTCCCGGACGAGGTGTTCGAGGTGGCCCAGGGCGCGATGGGTGATGAGGGCGCTATGGGGTTTATGACGGGGAACCCGACCCGGTTGGATGGCTATTTCCACAAGGTCTTTCATAACCGCACGATGTGGGCGACCATGCACATGCCCTCGAACGAGTCGATGACCCACAGCACGTATGAGTATCGCTATTGCGATGCGCTCGGCAATGTCCACAAGGTCCGGGTGAAAGGGCGCCAGACCGAGAAGTGGGTCGAGGACATGAAGGAGGAGCACGGTGAGGATTCGGCGACGTTCAAGGTCCGCGTATTGGGAGAGTTTGCGTCCGAGTCAAAGGACCTGGTCGTTCGTCAGGCGTGGGTATCACGTGCTCTCGACCCGGCCAAGTGCCGCCAACCGGATGCCCGGCGCAAGAAGATCATGGGCGTTGATGTCGCGTGGCATGGAGACGACGCTTCCGCCGCAGTTGTCCGCCAGGGCGACCAGGTTATGTACGCCAAGGAGTGGCGGGGCGACGATCCATCGATCGTTGCCTTGCGTATCAAGCAGTTGTATGTCGAGTGGAAGCCGGATCTAATCTTTGTGGACACGATCGGGATCGGCGCTGGGGTGTATTCAATTTTGCTACATGAGGGCTTGAAGGTGCGGCGGGTGCTGTCAAACGACAAGGCTCCTGTTGATAGCGAGGCTCAGTGTCGGTACTTGCGGGACTGGCTGTATTGGCGGATGCGCAAGTGGTTTCGCAGTGGTGCGGTGTTCGCCCCCGACAATGAGACGCTGGTCGAACCGGCATGGAAGCAGTTGGGTGAGGAGTGCACGCGCTTCAGCTACAAGTACTCGTCAAATCTCAAGTTCATGGTTGAGAGTAAGGACGATTTACGCAAGCGCGGCTTGAAGTCTCCGAACCTCTGTGATGCTCTGGCGTTCACGTTCATGGCGGACATCGACGCCCCGCGGTTGAAGGGCAAAGGGCCAACCGGGAAGATGGCGGATCGCATACGCAAGAATCGTAAACGGCGGAGGATGTGGAAGGTGATTTGAGGCACTACCACGCGGTTGCTCTGCGAAAACGGGTTTTCGCTCTAAAGGGTAACACGAGGAGAGTAGATGTCTGCAAATCGCACAGTGCAACTACACAAGTTCGATCGTTGGCTCCGCGCGTCTGAGGTTTATGAGGAACCCTGGCGTAAGGACAACGAGGAGAACTTCAGCTATTACGACAACGATCAGTGGACCGAGGAAGAGACCGACGTTCTCGATGAACGCGGCCAATCCCCGACCACACTGAACGTCGTTCGTCCTACCGTTGACATGGTTCTGGCTCTTGAGCAGTCCAAGCGCACTGACCTCCAGATCATTGGGCGCGAGGAGAGCGATGAGGCTATGGCCCGGCTCCTCACCGAACTTGTCAAGCAGATTCACGACACCAGCGACATTGACTACTACCTGAGCCGCGTTTTCCGCGAGGGCATAATCGGTGGCCGCAGTTGGGTCCACACGTATCCCCGGAAAGAGAATGGTCAGGTCTGTATCAAAGTCGATTGGGTGCCTTGGGAGGAGGTCTTCATTGACCCCTTCCATCGTCGTCCGGACGGGAGTGACGCGCGCTGGCAGACCCGGCGTGTGTGGATGGACCGGGACTACGTGAAGAAGAAGTGGCCGGGCAAGGCGGATGCGGTTGACTCTGCGTTCCTCGACGACTACGAGGGCATTGAGTATGAGGCCAAGGTCTCCACGACCGATCGCGGTATTGGCTATTACGATAAGAAGAACGACCGGATCGCCGTCCACTTTTGCTGGTATCGGGATGCGGACAAGAAGCTCAAGCACGTAGTGTTTGCAGACGAGGTGTTCTTCGTTGGTAGCCCCGAGGGAGAAAACCCGGACCCATACGGTATCGATACCTTCCCGTTCACGCCGTTCACCTGCTTCCGGACCCGCAAGGGTCGGCCCCGCGGTATGGTGCGGTTGCTCCGCAGTGTTCAGGATCAGATCAATAAGCTGAACAGCAAGTATCTGTGGAACATGAGCAGTAACCGGATCATGTACGAGACCGGTGCGGTGACGGACCCGGACGATCTCCGTGAGGAGTGGAACCGCCCGGACGGCGCAGTTGCGTTGGCGGACGGCGGCATGGGCCGCATTCGCACGGAAGAGAACCTGCGCGAGAGCTCGTACCTGTCGAATCACCTGCAATTCCTGTTGGCAATGGTCCAGCGGATCAGCGGGGTGAATGATTCGATGCTCGGTTACGGTGGCCAGAACGAGCGGTCAGCGATGCAACAGGAGAACCGCATCCTCCAGGGCGCGGCGATGCAGACGCAGATCTTGGAGAACCTGCACTTCACGAAGAAGCAGGTGACCCGCTCGATCCTGCGGTTGATTGGCAAGTACTACACGGATCGCCATGTGATCCGGATCGTCCGCCCGAATGGCGAGTGGCAACATTACGCGATCAACAACCCGACCGGTGAGACCGACGAAGGCGGCAAGCCCATCCTTGAGAATAAGATTGACGACATTTTGAAATATGATGTTGTGTTCAAGTCAGTACCCCCGTTCAATACGACTCGGGAACGCTCGGCACAAATCATCTCTGAGGTAGCGAAGACAGGAATGCTTCCGCCTCAGTTGATCGGAAAAGCCCTGTTCGAGTTGCTGGATATTCCTCACAAAGAGGAACTCATCTTCCAGCTTGAGCAGGCACAGCAGGCGGCGGCAGAGCCCCCGCCCGCGCAGTGAGCGGTTTGTCGGACTGCGAGTGCAACTCCCGACGCTAGGTGTTTGCCGCTCTAATGGAGGCCATCGGCCATGACAGACGAAGAGATCGAAAAACTCGGTGAGCAAGAGGGCAAAGAAGCAGACCCGCTCTTGGTAGAAGAGCCCGAAGACCCGGAATCCCCTGAGAAGGGCCCCGAGGACGACGGCGAACCGGAGCCGGAAAGCGAAGACCCCGCACCCGAAGAGGCGCCGGATGCCGAGGACAGTGCTTCGTCGAAGAAGCTGGATGACCTCCTGAAGCAGATCGAGACCCTGGATAAGCGGTACAAGGACACACAGTCAGCGTACACCAAGGGCCAACAGCGGATCGTTGAACTCGAAAAGAAACTCGAAGAAGCGTCAGACGACTACTTCGCCGAGGACGATAATGAGGACGGCGACTCCCGCGTCAAGGATGCCCTGGCAGAGAAGGTGGACCGGATTGAGGCACTCCTCGCCCAGCAACGCTGGGAGATGACGGAGGTCGCGGTCAAGAAGGAACACGACGACTACGATGCTGTGGTTTATGAAACGCTTCTCCCGGAGCTTGAGAAGAACACCGAACTCGCCGAGCAGTATCGGGCCGCAGGCGGAACGCCTGAAGCGGCCTACAAGCTCGGTCGCGAACTGAAGGAGCGCCAGGAGATCCTGAGTGATCCTGCGGCGTATCGTGAGAAACTGAAGAAGGAATTGCTGGAGACCCAAGCGAAGGAAGAGCCTGAAGAGCAGGAACTCCCGGACGTAGAGGCTGGCACGGCAAACAGCGCCAAGGCCATTCTCCACAACCCGGGCAGTGTGCTCGACGAGCTTTTCTAGCGGCGTCTCCGTAAGGAGTATAAGAAATGGCTGAGTTCACACGCACCACCGGCACGACTTACGTGTCGCCCGAGCACTCCAAAAACATCTTCAAGAATTATTTGAAGCAACTGTCTTTGAAGGGCATGATGGGCAAGAAGGGCTCCGGAAAGCCCATCATCGTCGATGACACCCTGAAGGGTAAGCCCGGCGATACCGTCACTTACCACTTCATCCCGCAGGACTACACTGACGGCATCGAAGGCCAGAACGCCAGCGTCTCCGGCAACGAGACCTCGCTGGACGAGTACGTTATGAGCCTGCGTCTCGATCAGGTCGCGAAGTCCTACCGGCGTAAGGGCAAGATGACCGATCAGCGGCTCATCTGGAACTTCCGCAATGAGGCGAAGATGCAGTTGGAAAACTGGTTCGCCCAGAAGACCGAAGACTGGCTCTTCGAGGCCATGACCGGTCGGCGCGATGGTCGTGTCTACGACTCCGCCGCGGCAACCGACCTGGTGAACGGCGCTGGTCGTTGCATCCGTGCTGATGGGTCTGGCGACTCAGCAGCTGTCACTGCGGCCAACAGCGATGACACCACTCTCATCGACGCGATGAGCCCGAGTGACAAGCTGAACTGCAAGCTGATCGAAGATGCAGTGATCATGGCGCGCACGGCAGGGACCTACAAAGTTCGCCCGATGAAGGTCGGCCCGAACGGCGAAGAGTTCTTCGTCATGTTCGTCAGCCTTCAGGCGGCTCGCGATCTGCGGTTCACGGCTGACTGGCTGAACCACGCCTACAGCGTGATTGAGCGCGGCATCGGCTCAGACCCGATCGCCAACGGCGCACTCGGCGTCTGGAACAACGTCATTATCAAGCCGACCGAGCGTGTCCTCACGTTTGCGGATGGCAGTGACAGCGTTGCCCGTAACCTGCTCGTTGGCGCAGACGCCGCGGTGCTCGGTTGGGCCCAGACGATGGACTACAGCGAGGAGACCATGGAGCATGGCCGCATCTGGCGTTGCTACGCGGATGAGATCCGCGGGTCGAAGAAGCTGACGTTCAACAGCGTGGACTCTGGCGTTGTCCAGGTCATCACGGCAAGTAACTAGGGAGACTGATCATGGCCAGCACAACTGCTGATGGGGCAGTATTGCCCGTGACCCAAAGTTCCCTCGGCGGCGGTCTGTACCTGGCCGCTGGTCGAGCTGTACTTTCCAGTGGTACGGTAGAGGTGGAAACCAACCTCAGCCGCGTGGAGTTCTTCCAGGCGACTCAGATTGGCGATGTCACCGCCACGGAAGCGGTCGTCCTTCAGGCGGATGAAGACCTTCCGCTTTCGAGTGGCACCGTTACCGTCAACGGCGTGGCTGTTGACGTGGGTGGTGCTACCGTTGCCGGTGACGCTGAATCGTTCAGTTGGATTGCAATCGGATACCGATAGGAGAAAAGAGACATGGCTTCCTTCACAGCTTACACGAAATGCAACACCCCGAACCGGCTGTACACGCCGGTTCTCTGGAAGACGGTCGATATCGACCTCTCCAAGGGGGACATGGCGGCGGCACTCGCCACCGGCACGCACGGCGTAATGGATATCGCGGACAACGAAGCTGTCCTCGGCGGGTATCTGTTCGTCAGCACTGCCTTCACCAGCGATGGCTCGGCTACCGTCCAGTTCAAGGTCGGTTCGACGGCTCTGACTGGTTCGATTGCGGTCGCCACTCTGGCGGACGAGACGTTGATTCCGGTCGGCTACGGCCTGACAACGCTCACGGACAATTCCGGCGGCACAGCGTCTTCGGTCCTCTCCGCGGCCACCACCACTGGCGGGTCAATTATTTCCCTCACTGAGGTGAATAACAACTTCGCCAGCCTTGCGGCGAACATCGCCCAGCTTACTGCCGCTTCCACGGGCAAGGATAAACTGCGTGAGCGTATCCGCTTTGAGACCCAGGACGACGGCACGTATTGGACAGACGAAGAGCTCGATGTCTATATTGCCGAGGCACAGCGCGATTTCTGCGAGCGGACCCAGTGTCTCCGCACCGAGTCTACGATCTCGTCTTCGCGAGATGGCTTGGTCTACAATCTCCCGGAGGACTGCATCGAACTGAGCCGAGTGACCGACGAGGACGATGTGGCGCTCAATATTGTCCACGCGGACGAGCTGGAGCAGACCCTCGGCGGCAATCCCTCGGATTTCAGTGAGTCCGGCGACCCGACGCACGCGGTTCTCGGGCTGGACGATGTTGACCAGTTCCGCCTGTACCCACGGCCTACGACGAATGCCGTGTCCGATGGGATCGAATTTGCGGGGTCATGGACGACACTAGCCAACTTCGACGGTTTCTATGACTTGCCAAGATACAACGATATCGTCGCGGATGACCGGTACCTCTTTGTTGCTTATCGCCCAGCAGAGGAGACCGATTCTATAGTTCGACCTATCCGGCGCGCGGATTGGACGGCCATACCCGACACAGATGAATCCTTGGAGTACCTCCTTCGCACTTATGGTGGGGAGATTTACGCTATACCGCGTTCTACCACGGACCACTCTATCTATCGGCTCCAGTCTGTGCCTGTCGACGGCGACATCTTTTCTGCGGTCAACAAAATCGGTGATCTTGTAAGCGGGACTTACACCGTGAGTGACTATTGCTTCGGCGGCGGCTACCTGTACTATTCAACCTCCGACTCTGGGGGGCGGTTCTACCGGGCAGACTCCTTCAGCGACACAAGCCCCCAGATTCTGTCGCTTGACAGCGCGAACGCCAATCCTTCTCTCTTGGCCTACGATGCTCTCAGCAACAAGCTGGCGATCATAGACGGGTACAGCCAACTCTATGTCGGCGACTACGACGACACCAACTTCGTCCTGACGGAGGATCTAAATGTCGCCGCCTACGATTACTTGTTTGTAGAGCGCATGTGGTTTGACCAATCCGGCAATCTGTTTCTTTCCGGCTACAACAGGAGATAGAATATGGGCGCCCCTCTGAGTGGCACACCAGTACCTCACTTTCTGTACAAGTACACTTCGGCCTCTGGCGTAACCAAGGTTACAACTGAAGAGGCTGTTTTCTTCGGGAAGAGCGAGCGAACAGACGGCGTCCTCGCGATTGATGAGGATAGTAATCTCTACAGCGTGTCCCTGACCGATGGCACTTTCACGGCCTTGGCCGATGGGGTGGCTATTGATTCAGATGGGATTTTTAATGCCGCCTCCGCCTTTGATGCGGAGGAAGGCTACTACGTGCTTTGCACTCAGGGCAGTAGCAGTGATGAGCGGGGGGCCAGTGCCCCGGCGTACACCACGTTTTTGCGCTTTTACGACGACGACCTGGGGGCCGTAGTTTATGGGGAAGAGGACGGCACGGCCCTCTCTGCGGATCAGGATCCGGGCGCTGTGGTTGACCTAGAATCTACTACAGATGCGGTGATCTCTGACGGCGAGCGCGGCGGGGTGAACCGGGTGGTTGAGGAGGATGCGGTTCGAGTGTTCTACTCCCGCTATCCTGATGACGACCAACTGGAGGTCCCCAAGCAGGCGGAGCAGGCCCTCTTGTACTACGTTCTCGGCAAGTGCTACAGCAAGGAGACAGATCAGAAGTTCCTTGCCAAGGCGAGCGCCTATGAGGGCGCATATGGGTCCGAGGTGCGCAGGTTTATGAGCAGAGTATCAAAGCAGATGCGGGCAAAGCCGCGGTTTTTCTAAGGAGCGAGAGATGGCTATCACCCTAAAAAAGAGCAGACTCGGCAAGCAGGATCTCCTGTGGGACACAGAGGGGACCAACGCGGCTGAGGCTGTGACTACCTCGGACAACAAACGCCGCGCCGTTACTCGGCTGAATGCGGGGCACATCCCGGTCACTGCGGCCACTCGCCTAAAGAAGGGGGCGGACGATGTCGTCGTCGCCGAGATCAACGTGGACACCCTGCTCCAGGCTATTCTTGACGAACTCAATCAGATTGGCATCCCGGACGGGACCACGCTTGAGTTCAGTTCGGGGACGTTGCAGATCAAGGGGCTGGGTGTTGATACCGCACAGTTGGCCGCGCTTGCAGTTGAAGAGGCGAAGATCGGCGCTGGTGCGGTCTCCAACGGGAAGCTCGCCCCGACAAGCGGAACCGCGGCGGTATCCGGGTCTGCTGGTGTGGGCACTAACGTCATCGAGGCCGCGTCGATTGACTACACCGAGATTGCTGACAATGCCATCCGTAATGACCAGATCAACGCCGATGCGGTGAACAACGACAGCATTGCGGACGATGCGGTGTCTGAGGAGCATTTGGACTCCGGTTGCCGCCCGGCGTATATCGTGAAGGTTGCCGGTACGTTGGCGTGGTCTGGTGGTGGGACTACCGCCACCGTGTTGGACGGTGATGTTGCCAATGGTGACATTGTCCAAGCGACCTGGGATACGTTGCCGACAGAGCTTTCCCACATAAGCGTCGACGCGACAGCGGGCTCCATCAACTTCACTCTTTCCACGGCAAACGCCAGCAACGACGGCGTTATTGCATACACCGTGTTCACCCCGATCGCATAATTATGCCAATCACCCTCACCAACTTTTCTGGTGGCGTCAACAACTGGGCAGAGCCTTACGCCCTCGGTGAGGAATACGCCCAGGGACTGGTGAACGCTGATGTGCGCAGTGGTGCGTTGATCCCGCGCGCTGGTCTTCGCCAGACATCCTCGATCCCCGACGAACTGTCCTTCCGCACAGAGACACGGTCGGTTGCCAAGTGGGGGGACGACTACTTTTGGTCGGACAATGAGACCGGCGAACTTGACTCATCCTTGGGCTACGTCGGTGTGACCCCGCCAGCGACACTGCCAGAGGTGCAGTTCGGGGCGCGTGGTGACAGGTTCGTAGGGAAGTATTCGTACCTCTGCACGTTCGAGACAGACCGTGGGTTTGAGAGCGCGTCTGGTTCACCGACCGCATCAAACGCGAACACGTTCGTAACGGTCAACGCCGCGAACCTGTACAACGAGACTGCGACCGAGGATGAAACCGATGTGGCGCTTGCTGGTATTCCTGCGTTCGACGCCGATCGCCAAGTGCGCAGTGTTGTGACAAGTGCGTTTAGGAATCAACGCGCAGTCTATTACGGGTACAAGGTTGGCGAGCGCGTTACTTATGGCGAGGTGGCGTATGAGTGCGTGCAAACATTTGAAGATTTTGGGGTTTATACAAGCGGCGATACCCAC